ATGAAAAATTTTACAATCGATGCTAATGATTATGATGAAACAAATCTAAATAAAACGATGATTAGGGATTTAATTCGTAAGCACTCTAGCGTGGCATCTAAAATTAGAAAAAATCAGCGCTATTATGATGGTAAACATAAGGTTCAAGGGCGAACTAAAAAAATAAAGGGTTCCAGTAATAATAAAGTTGTATGTAATCACGCAAAGGATATAAGCGATACTGCGACGGGTTACTTTTTAAGCTCGGCTATATCATTTTCTACAAGTGACAAGAAAATGAATATTGATAAACTTACAGACGCATTTGATTTGGCTGATGTTGACGATGTTGATCATGACAATGCGCTTGATATGAGTGTTGCAGGTGTTGCGTATGAGTATGTCTATGTTAAAGAAAATGAGACAACACCAGTATCAAAAAATCTAGAACCGGAACATACATTTCTAGTATGTGATGATACTATTGAAGAAAATATTCTTTTTGGGGTTTATTACTATCGCTTTAAAGATGCTGTTACCGGAAAGTACAAATACAAGGCTACTGTTGGAACAGAAAATTATATCTATGAGCTGCTGCTTGAAGGAACTTATGAAAACAATGTTTATGTAGATGAAGAACCAAAAGAACATTTTTTAGGTGATGTCCCGATTATTCAGATTCTAAATAATAAAAATGGAGTTGGTGATTTTGAACAACAGATTAGTTTAATTGACGCTTACAACACGTTGATGAGTGACCGCGTAAATGACAAAGAACAGTTTGTTGAAGCGCTTCTTGTAGTTTATGGGGCTTTGATGGGCGATGATGAAGAAGAAGTCAGTGAGGTAGTTAAGATACTTAAAGAAAATGGTTTACTTGAGTTACCGCTTGATGCAAAAGCAGAATACATTGCTAGAACTTTTGATGAATCGGGAATGGAAGTATTAAGAAAAGCTATTAAAGAAGATATTTATACATTCAGCCATGTTCCTAATCTTACTGATGAAAACTTTGTTGGCAACAGTTCAGGTGTGGCAATGGAATATAAGTTACTTGGTCTTGAGATGATAACTAAAACTAAAGAGCGTTATTATAAAAAGGCACTTAAACAGCGTATAACATTGTATTGTAATTATCTTAATCTTAAAGCGATTTCGATTAATCCAACTGCAATCATTCCAACTTTTTCAAGAGGACTGCCTAAGAACTTGTTGGAGCTGTCTCAAATTATAACTAATTTAAAAGGTTTCGTATCACAGGAAACATTGTTGAATCAGCTTGATTTTGTTGAAGATGCCCAAACTGAAATTAAAAAAGTTGATGAAGAGAACGACAAAGCAGTGGAACGTCAGCAAAAAATGTTTGGTGTAGCAGATAATGTACCGTTTAACAACTCAGGGGGTGAAGATGATGAAGAAGCTGATGGGGAAGATAAAAACAAAAATAAATAAACAGCTAAAAAAGATTCTGCTCCCAATAATAAAGCTGCTTAACAAATTTATGAAGTTTCTTATTGAGGTATTAGAGTGAGTAACTACTGGCGTAATAGACAGGCTGAACATATTCAAAGAGCTATGGAAATCGCAGAAGCCTCAAGTCAGGAACTGGCAAAGCTTTATCAAAAATCCTGTTATTATTTTAATGAACAGATCCAGGGTGTTTTTGATAAATACAGGAAAAAGCATAGTTTAAGTGAGGCTGAAGCCAAGGCTCTGTTAAATGATTTAACTGATCCAACTTCATATGATCAGATGCTTAAAAGATTAAAGGCAGGAGCTAAAGGTGAGGAAAGAAAAGAACTTCTTAAAGAACTAGAAGCTCCAGCGTATCGATACAGAATCAATAAGCTTCAGGACTCACAGAAGAATCTCGATGTGATGATGAGAGAAGTCTACAAGCGTGAAAAAGAAGTCAATACACTCACGTATATTGATGTAGCATATGATTCTTATTTTAACTCAATCTATAATCTCCATGAAAGAACCAGTATAGCCTTTAGCTTTGAAAATATTGATCCAGAGGTTACCGATAAATTACTTAATTCTAAATGGAGTGGTAAAAACTATAGCGAGCGTATCTGGGATAATACCCAGAATTTAGCAGACTCAGTCAAAGAAGAAATGCTGATGGGTGTGTTAACTGGTAAAAGTGAAAAACAGATGGCTGATACGATCGTTGAAAAGTTTGCTGTCGGTGCTTATAATTCCAGAAGACTTATTTGTACAGAGAGTGACTTTATTAGTAATGCTTTAGATATGGAAGCGTATCGAGAAGCTGATATTGAAATGGTACGTTTTTGTGCGGTGCATGATATGAAGACATCTCCAATCTGTCAAACACATGACCATTCAACTATACCGCTTGATAAAGCAGTGCAGGGGGTAAATGTTCCACCATTACATCCAAACTGCAGGTCATCAACTGAGCCGGTTATTAATAAGGCAATTGAAGCTAAGATGAAGCGTAGAGTTAGGGATCCAGTCACAGGTAAAGATAAAATTGTTAGTGCTAATCAAAACTATCAGAAATGGCTTAGAAATCAGCAAAAGGAATACGGTAAGGATACTGTTGAAATATTTAGAAAGAAAGTCTTAAATGCTAAAAAGGATCGTGAACAATTTAATCGTTATAAGAGTGTTATTGGTGGTATAGAGTTGCCGGAGACGTTCGCAAAATTTCAAGATTTGAAGTATAATGATGGTAAGGATTGGAAAGACTTGAAATTATTATACAAAGCGACAAATAACGGATGGATACTGCATAAACATCTTGATTATGTATGGCAAGGTGAGCAGGGATTTATCCCAACAGGGGCAGCTTTAATGAATACACATATTATCGCGGGAAAAGGTAGCGATAAAACTCTTAGAGCAGCAAAAAGATTATCGGAAAAATACGGCGGGAACATTGATAATTGGTCTAAAAAAGTTGCAAAAGTTACGTCAGATAAATATATATTTGATGTTCATTGGTATGAACATGATAAGCATCAATATGAACCAAAAGTGAAATTAAGAAAGGATAGAGATTAATATGAAAACTATAATGGTTTATCAGTGTGAACTTGATAAAGAAATAAAAATGGAATTGTATGGAAAGCTTAGATATATTGGTAAGTCATTTGGTGTTGACGGTTTAACTAACAATCAAGTTTACGATTGTGTTGGTGTTGATAGCGGAATGCTTCGCATTGTTGATGACAGTGAAGAAGATTATCTTTATCCTACGGCTCGCCCTAAAGCAGCTTATGATCATGAATATGAAGGCGGAAGATGGGAAGTTGTTGAAATTTATAATGATGCATTGAGAAAGGAACTTGAGTTATATGGCTAAAGACGACAGTTATATGAAAATAACGGAGCTAATGACAAGATGTAGTTATATTTCAAGATTAGACTAATTCTATTATTAATTTGGATAGCTATATGCACAGTATATTTGATTTATAAATTTATAAAACACGTTAATTGACTTGTAGCGTGTTTTTATTTTACCTAAAAGGAGGTGGTTAGATGGCAAAACTAAAAGTTGTAAAGAATATGATCGATAAGAATACTGGTCTTTCTTACCGTGAAGGAGCCTTAATGACAGTTGCTGATCCTAAACGCATTAAGGAGTTAGTCGGAGCGGGGGTTGCAGTTGAAATCAAACAAGTGCAGAAAGAAAAATAAATTAATCATGGCGAGAGAAATCTCGCCTTTATTATGTCCAAAAACTTATGACAAAAAAAGATGGGATAGTCATACGGACTTAAAATGGAGGAATTTATGAGTAAAGATTTATTTAGAAAGTGGCCATTAGCGTATCCACTAAATCTTCAATTGTTTGCTGATGAAGATGCCGGCGGTAGTGATAATCAAGATACTTCAGGCAAAGAAGATGGTAAAAATGATGAAAGCCAAGAACAAACCAAGACTTTTACTCAGGATGAAGTCGATAATATTATTAAAGGTCGATTAGCTAAAGAGCGTAAGTCGTGGGAAAAACAGCTTGTTGATCAACAGACAGAGGCCGAGAAATTGGCCAGCATGAGTGAAAAAGAGAAAAAGCAGTATCAGGAGCAAAAACGTGCTAAGGATCTGGAAACTAGAGAAGCAGCAATTACTCGTAGAGAATTGACTGCCCAAGCTAAAGAACAGTTGGCGGATAAAGGGCTTCCTATTACGTTGGCCGAAATTTTAAATTTTACTGATGCTGAGAGCTGCAACAAATCGATTGAAACAGTAGAAAAAGCATTTCAATCAGCAGTAGAAAAAGCAGTAGAGGACCGTATCAAAGGCGGTAAGCCGATTAAAAAAGCAACTGATGATAAAACAACAGATGCTGAACTTATTTATAAAAATATGATGGGCAAATAGAAAGGATGATTAATTTATGCCAATTAACACATTAGCAACAGCTACTTTATTTCAACAGACATTAGATTTAGTAGCACAACAGGAAGCATTGACAGGATGGATGGAAGCAAATGCCGGTCAGGTAAGATACAGCGGAGGTGCTGAGGTAAAGATTCCTAAAATTGCATTACAGGGGTTAGGAGCCTATGATCGTGATAACGGTTATCAACAGGGTGCAATTAACTTGTCTTATGAAACAAGAACAATGACTCAAGATCGTGGGCGTAAGTTTCAATTGGATCCTATGGATGTTGATGAAACAAACTTTGTAGCAACAGCATCTACAGTAATGGGTGAATTCCAAAGAATGTGGGTAGTACCGGAAATCGATGCATATCGTTTATCAAAATTGATTACAACTGCAATTACTAAAGGAACTATGGTTGAATACGGGTATACACCAGAGAAAACAACAATGTTAGAGAAGGTAAAGACAGGAATTTCTAAGATTAGAGATAATGGGTATAACGGAGATTTAGTAATTCATATGACAGCAGCAGCAAAACTGCAGTTAGAGTTAGAAATGGCGGGGAAACTTACTTCTGTTACATTCTCTCAAGGTGGTATTGATACAATTGTTCCTGCAGTTGATCATGTACCAATCATTGAAACACCACAAAACAGAATGTATTCTTCAATTACAATCTATGATGGTAAAACAACAGGTCAAGAACAAGGCGGATATGTGAAAGGAACTAAAGCGTTGGAGGCAAACTTTATTATTGTTCCAAGAGCAACACCAATCGCTATTTCTAAACAGGATGTAATGAGAATCTTCGATCCATTGACAAATCAAAAAGCAAATGCATGGGCAATGGACTATCGTAGATTCCATGAATTATGGACTTTAGAGAATAAAGAAGATTCAATTTTTGTAAATATCAAAGATGCAAAACCAACTGAATAGGGGGTGTCGATATGCGTGTTTTAAAAGAAAATGTAGAACTCATTATCGATGAAAAAGAATTTTCTAGGTTTGCAAAGCTTGGCTACAAAAGAATTGATGTATCAGAACAGTCTAATCAAGATACGGACAAAAAAGTTCCTTTATCTAAAATGAAGCTGGAGGATTTAAAGAAAACTGCTGAAGAACTTGGTTTGGATAGTGACGGGCTGAATTGTGATGAACTTCGTAAAATCATTAAGGATGCTCAAGGTAATCAGTAATGACTATCGAAGAAGAGTTTAAGAAAGTAACAGGAGAAACTGACGATATATCGGTTTCTCTTTTTCTTGATAAAGCTGAGGAAACTGTTCTTGAAAAAACTAATCGCCCGTCATTGGTGAAAGAACTTGAACATTTCAAGTTTGATCTTGCAGTTGCGAGATATGAACGAGATGGTGAATCCGGGGAGTCAAGTCATAGCGAGGGCGGAGTAAACCGCAGCTATCGCAGTGAAGATGAGATACTTTCGGGTATCGATAAATATAGACTTAGTGCTGTTGCTAGGAGGCGATTAAATGCTAAGAAGAAAGATGAAGAAATTCAAACTTAGAAAATATATCGTAAAAAAAGATACTGAACGTAATACAGCTTTAGAATATCTTGATCCTGTTGAAGGTGAAGCGGTAATCTGGCCAGCTGGTGGAAAAGTACAAGCGGAACTTTATGGGCTAAGACTAGCCTATATGCTTAACATGAATTATTATGGTGATTTAAATATAAGTGAAAATGATGCCATATGTATAAATATTGATGAGCCGGAATATAAGGTGGTTTCAATTAAGAGCTATCCCAAATTTAAATTCATTGAGTTGGAAAAATTAAGATGACATTTCAAAATGCGGATAAACTCATAAAAAAGCTTAATTTAATGTCTAATGAAGTTCAGGGTGAAATCTTAAAGAAATCAGTAAAGCGAGGTGGTCTACTTGTACAAAAGCAGGCACGTCTTTTGGTTAATTCTAAGAGCGGTAATTTAGGTAGGTCAATCAAGGAAAGAACAGAACAGAGGCCTAGTGGAGCAAGCAGTACTGTTTACACTAATCTTGATTATGGCATTTACTATGAGCTTGGAACAGGTCCCAATGGTCAGGAAAAACATGCGGGTATTTCTCCAAATGTTAATCCTAAATATTCACAAACTGGATGGATGATACCTGCTGATGCTATGAGTGTTGATGATGCTGAGTATTATGGCTTGGGTGTTGTAGAAAGTGGTGGTGAAGTTATCGGATACCGTACTAATGGTATGCCGGCACGGCCGTATCTCTATCCAGCGCTGCATGATCAGAAAAAAGATATTACTAAAGAGATGAATAGGTATATTGGAAAGGAAATAGTCAAGGTGATGAAAAAATGATCAATATTAAAGATAAGATAGTTGAGCAGCTTGAAAAAGTTGTTGATAATCTGAGCGATACGTATCCTCAGGATTTCACAAATTTTCCAGCAGTCAGCTACTGCGAGGAAGAGAACTGTGTTTATGAAGTTACCGATGAAGGTGAAGCTTCATCACTAATTCGCATTAGGATTGATATCTGGAGCAATAAGAGTACTTCATCGACTGCAGTTGATATTGATAAGGTTATTGCTGAATTTGGTTTTAAACGTATTTCATGTTCAGATATTGGCGAGCCTTCGGGCATGAAGCATAAACTTATGAGATATGAAGCGATTGTAGATACAAATAAAATTTTTGCGTATCATAAAAATTAATGAAAGAGAGGTATTTATATGTTAGCAAATGGAGCAACTTTAGAGTATAAGAAAAAATCTGCTACTGAAAGTACTTATACAAAATTAAAAGGATTAAAAGAAATTCCTGAAATGGGTGTTGATCCTGAAAAAGTAGAGAATACAGATCTTGATGATACCGTTAAACAGTATGAAATGGGTATCGGTGATGCAGGTGATATCACCTATAAATTTAAATATGAAAATACATCAACAGACAGTCCATATCGTTTGATGAGAGCTTTGGAGGAGAGTGGGGAGATCGCTACTTTTAAAGAAACATTAAAGGATGGAACTACAACTGAATTTGATGGTCAGGTTTCTGTTAAAAGAACTGGTGGTGGAGTTAATGGTGTTATTGAGTTTAACTTAAACATTGCACTTCAAAGTAAATTGACAATCACTGACCCAGAAATTGCATAAGGAGGCAGCTATGGAAGAAAATAAAAGAATCCCATGGGCTACGTGGGAAGTCGATGGAGTTGAGTATAAATTAAAACTCACAACAAGTGTAATTACTAAACTTGAAGAACAGTTTAAGACTAATCTTGTTAACGTCCTGGATAATGGTGTTCCAGCGTTAAAGATTATGCTTACAATTACACATGGTGCTATGCAAAAATTTCACCACGGTATCAAATATAAGGATGTAGAAGAAATGTTTGAAAAATATGTGGATGAGGGAGGATCACAAACTGCATTCATGACAGATGTGTTTTTCCCGATTTATCAAGCGTCGGGTTTTTTCTCTGGTTCAATGGCAGAAATGATGAGCGAGAAATTGGACGAAGCCAAAGAACAACTGTAACTAATATATCAGACTTAATAAATGGGATTTACCCAAATGCAGTTGACTGCGGGATAGATCCTTTTTATTTTTGGGAACTAAGTTTAGATGAAATCAAGGATATTATTGATTCTTTTAATCGAAAAGAGATAATGAAACAAAAACAACGGGCTATAGATAACTCTATTCTGGCTGACCAAATCATCAGAGGAATTGGATTATTATTTTCTCAAAAAGAAGACAATGTTGAAATTAAGCAAATATGGGATTACTATCCTGACTTATTTAAGGAAGAAAAGAAAAAAGCAGAGGAGCAAAAAGAAATAAACGAATTAGAGGAATTTAAAGAAAAAAGAAAAAGGTTCGCTTATAACCATAATAAACAGATTGGGGCTGATGACTAAGGACAGTAGAAGAATTAAAAGTAATAATCAACGCTGAAACAAAGCAGTTTAGAGATGAACTTGCAAAAGTTCAAACTCAAATGAAGTCAGCTACCCAGAATGTTACTGCGCAGACATCTAAAATCAAATCAGCTATATCAGGTATAAAATCAGCACTTGTAGGATTAGCGGTTGGAACTGGACTGTTAAAACTTGGTAAAGAGGCTTTACAGGTTGCAAGTGATCTTACTGAAGTGCAGAACGTTGTAGATGTAGCGTTTGGCTCCATGGCGTGGAAAGCTGAAAAGTTTTCTAAATCAGCACTTGAAGCATTTGGGATGAGCGAGTTAAGCGCCAAGAAAACATCGGGCACTTACATGACTATGGCTAAAAGTGCCGGTATAAATGAAAACGCAGCCAGTGATATGGCGGTCACTTTGGCAGGTTTAACAGGTGATGTCGCATCATTTTATAACATATCTCAAGATCTTGCTGATGTGCGTTTAAAATCTGTTTTTACAGGTGAGACAGAAACTTTAAAAGAGCTAGGTGTTGTAATGACTCAAACAAATCTCCAGGCTTATGCATTGTCACAAGGTATTAATAAAAATATAAGTGATATGAATCAGGCAGAGCAAACAACTTTAAGATATAACTTTGTTTTGGATAGATTAGCCTTTGTTCAAGGCGATTTCGCAAGAACAAGCAGCAGCTGGGCTAATCAAATTCGTATCCTTCAGGAACGATTTAAACAGCTTTTGGGGATTATCGGAAACGGCTTGATTGCCGCATTAACGCCTGTAGTACAGTTTTTGAATATGATTATTGGAAAACTGATTACATTTGCGAATGTTGTAAGTGCAGTTTTTGGTAGGTTATTTGGCAAGAAGTCGGCAGGACAGCAGGCATCGAATGGTTTTACTTCTGCTAGTAACGCTGCAAAAACAGCAACAGCTTCTACAGGTGGACTAAATAATGCATTAAAGGGTACAGAAGGTCAAGCCAAGAAAACGGCTAAGGCGTTAGGTTCATTGGCCGGGTTTGATGAATTAAATACAATCAGTACGAGTGATTCTAGTTCTGGTAGTGGTGGCTCTGGCGCTGGTACCGGAGGTGGCGGATATGCCATTGATCCAATCGACTGGGGCAGTGCGTTTGAGGAGCCGGATACGAGCGGTATTGAGGCTACTGTTGATAAGGTGATGGTCTATGTCAATAGGCTTAAAGAGTTTCTCAAGACCAATGCTCCTGTCATTACAAGTCTGTTATCTGGAGTTTTAGCGGGCTTTGTTGCTTTTGAGGTGATCAAAAATTGGGCCGCATTAACGGGCCCAATAAAAAATTTATTTACTAATATAGGTGCATTATTTGCTTTATTCAAGGATGTTGGGGTAATTGAAACATTGAGTGTTATGCTTACCGGATTAAATACTCCAATGCTTGCAATTGTAGGTGTTATTACAGCTGTAACCGCAGCACTTGTTTATTTATATCAGACTAGTGAGTCTTTTAGAAATCTTGTGAATGATGCGGTAGGTGCTTTATTAGGAATACTTCAGAATTTTTATACAAGCTGCCTTTTACCAATTTTTGATACGCTGGTAATGCTTTTTAATACAGTGCTGCTCCCATTGGGGAATTTATTAACAGATGTATTTTTAACAGTAGTAGAAGCTATAGCAAGCATTGCTTTAGCATTTTGGACTAACATTCTTGCCCCGATTGCGGATTTTCTTGTCAGTGTTTTAGGAATAGCAATACAAGCTGTGTGCGATATTCTTCAGGGATGGATGCCGGCTATTAATACTGTTATTGAAACTTTATCAAAGTTATGGAATACAATGCTAAAACCCATTGTCGAATTTATAAAGACAGCGTTTATTGCGATATTTGAAATTGCTGGCTCTGTTATTAAAACCGTTGCCGATATTATTCTTGGTGCATTTCAAGTGGTAGCTGATTTCTTTGTTGGAATCTTTACACTAAATATGAGTGATACATGGGAGAAGGTTTGTAAGATATTTAGCAATGCATGGAATAGTATCTGTGAAACATTTGCGCCTTTAGGTGAATGGTTTGGGCAGCAGTGGGAAAATGTTAAAACTGCATTTTCTGATGTTGCGGAATGGTTTGGAACTATATTCGATCATGCATGGGACAATATATGCGGTGCTTTCAGCAGAACTGGGGAGTTTTTTAAAGGCGTATGGAACAATATTACTGATGCATTTGGAAATATTGTGGACTGGTTCAAGGGCAAATTCAGCGATGCATGGACAGCAGTTAAAAATGTATTTAGTACAGGAGGTGCTGTATTTGATGGTATCAAAGACGGTATTCTAAATGGCTTAAAGGCTGTTGTAAATGCAATTATTAAAGGAATCAATAAAGTAATTAAAATTCCATTCGATGGTATAAACAGTGCATTAAAATCAATAAAAAAAGTAAGTATTTTAGGACTTAAACCTTTTGACTGGATTAGCACGATAAGCGTACCACAAATTCCTTTGCTAGCTGAAGGAACAGTGGTAAACAAACCAACTTTAGGTATTTTTGGTGAGGCAGGTACTGAGGCTGTAATTCCATTGAAACGTAATACCCAGGGACTTGATCTGATTGCTGAAAAATTAGCAGATAGATTATCTTTTGATGGGGATAGTGGAAATGGAGCAACTTATGTCATTAATTTTGTTTTGGAAAATGGGAAGGTACTGACCAAGATGGTAATTGATAATATTAAAGAATATGAGGTACAAACTGGTAAACCAGTGTTTGATTATTAAGAGGAGGGTGTATATGGCAAATGAAGCATTGATTAAAGTGAATGGTGTAGCTTTGTCTACACCTTCTGATATTAAAGTTGAAATTCAGGATTTGGACGGTGAAAGTGTTAGACCAGTGGCTACAGGTGTTCTAAGAAGAAATAGAATTAGATCAAATATGTTAAAAGTCACATTGACATGGAACATAACACCAACAATCGACATCATGAATATTCTCAATGCGGTAACTCCTGCTGAGTTTGACGCAGAACTATTTATTCCAACTCATGGAATCCGTGCCACTAGAAAAATGTATGCGGGAAACAAAAGTTATAATTACATTAGGACGAAAGAGGGACTTAAAGCTAAGTCCTTTTCTTTTGCATTGATTGAGGTGTAGTCATGCTAATTAAATACGGAAACTTAGATGTGACAAGTCGACTGCTTGACTATAAGATTTCAAGTTCTTTTGCGGAGGGTTATCTTATTGGTAATGTTCCAACAATCCAGCTGAATCTTAAGTTTGATAACTATGATGGAATTCTCGATAATCTTGATACTGAAGTGTATTGGGAAATTCAAGAAACTAATGCTTCAGATAAAAGATATTTTAAGATATATGATCAACCCGAAAAGTATACTAAATCGTTGAGCCTAAAACTGTATGACAATAACTATTCTCTAGATATTGCGTATGATACAAAACTTACATATCCAGTACAAATAAAAGACCAGTTGGATGAAATAGAAAGTCTAACTGGTTTTTCTATAATCAGAACTAACATTCCTGATTATGTATTGAATAAAGAAGTTGCGTGGTATGACAATACAATTGTTATAAGAAGTTATCTAGGCTGGATAGCTGAACTTTGCGGGGCTAACGTGTTTGCAAAGGAAATTAATTCGCTTGAATTTGTAAAAGTTACAAAGGATGTATTTGCAAACACAGATACCTTAACAAATTATGAAAAGAATGAAGTTTATAAAGTGACTCGTATATATGCAGAGAATGGATTGAATCCACTTGAAGCAGGTAATGAAACAGGAAATACGATGTTTCTTAATGCAAATAATCTTTATCTCGATGAACAATTGATTGTAGATTCTCTATACGAACAGTTCGATGGTTTAACATTCTATTCAGTAAAATCTGTAAAGATGATTTCTATTGATAATTTATTACCAGGTAAATTGATTAATTATAATGATGAATTCAATTTTATGGTAATTGATTTATCAAATACATTTAAGGGTGGAAATTTTCTATTATCTGATATAGATGGAACCGTAACTACCAAAAATGAAGAACGTGTTATCAAGAGAATAAACAATACAACACGCATACGAAAGCTGCAGATAACGCAAGATCAGGAATCACTTAAACTGGATGTCATCGCAAAAGAGCAAGAAGGGCTTAATGAAAAAGTCGGGCAGCTTACAATTACTAATGAAGAAATTAACACTAAGATAGAAGAAATCAATACTAAGATAGAGGACATTGATACTTCTTTATATAGAGCTTTTATGATATCAGATGCAACTGTTTTAAATGAACAAAATAAATCAATTGTCCTGTCTTGTCAAGTTGTTAACGGGACTACTGATATTACACCTGACCAGACTGATATACAGTTTCAATGGTATAAAAATGAAGAAAAATTTAAAACTGGCAAATCAGTGACATTGACAGGCAATGATATTAATGTAAGTGCTAATTTTAAGTGTATAGTTTCTATAAGCGGAATTGAATTGGATACAGGAAGTGTAACTATAACTGATAATAATGACATTGCTAATTTAGGCAACAGTTTTCTTGATGTTACCGGTTCACAGTTAGTACAGATTTTAAATACTGACGGAACTTATAGTCCTAACTGGGAAATTAACAATATTACGATTACTCCAGCAGTTTTAGATGGATTATTAAATGTGGATTTAAGTAATTGTGATATTGTCTTTAAAAAGATAATCAACAGTTCAGAAACTGGACTTACGAATGGTGAGAATGTTAGCAATGGAATATTGAATGTAAGTAAAAATATTATGACCAAGGCTAATCCGGCGGTTACATATGTCTGTTATGTATCGTATAAAAACACAAGTATTAAACTGCTTACGTCATTTAGTTTAAATGTACTGGGTAAGGACGGGGCTGACGGTAGTGATGGAAAAGATGGAGCAGTGGGACCGCAAGGTCCAACTGGGGATGATGGTGTTAGTGTGATTAGTATCACACCTTACTTTGCAGTTAATGCCAGCAGTACGACACCACCTGACAGCGGATGGATAACTGCTCAACCGGTTAGAGCAAATGGGCAGTATCTATGGCGCAAAGATACGACAAAATTTAGTAATAATACTACCTCAACAACAATTCCATTCGTCATTACTGGAGATAAAGGCGATACTGGTCCACAAGGACTTCAGGGTCCACAAGGTAATCAGGGAATTCAAGGACCGGCTGGACCTAAAGGAAATGATGGTTCTAGTGGAAAGACTTCGTATTTTCACATTAAATACAGCAGTGTTGCCAATCCGACAAGCTCTAGTCAAATGACGGAAACTCCGTCGGTTTATATTGGTACTTATGTTGATTACACTGAAACCGACAGTACAGATCCAACAAAATATACATGGGCGAGATTTCAGGGAATTCAGGGAGCTCAGGGGACACAAGGAATACCGGGAACTAATGGTGTAGATGGCAAGACTTCTTATCTCCATATAAAATATTCTAATGATGGCGGGAAGTCGTTTACTGCAAACAGTGGAGAGACAGCAGGTGATTATATTGGACAGTGTGTAGACTTTAATTCTAATGATCCTACAAATGTTGACAGTTATACATGGTCTAAAATCAAAGGTGAACAAGGACCTCAGGGAATTAAGGGGGTTGCTGGAGCGGATGGAGTAAGTTCTTATTTCTATATAAGATACTCTCAAAACGCTAATGGTAACCCGATGACTGACAGTGCTGAGAATGCTGTTTATATTGGTACATGCTCAACAACATCAAATGCAGCTCCGAGCTCATATGTTTCATATAAATGGAGCAAGATCAAAGGAGATACTGGAAGCAAAGGAGAACAAGGAATTCAGGGACCGAAGGGAAGCGATGGACAAACTTCGTATCTACATATTAAGTACAGTGATGACGGAAAAACTTTTACCTCAAATAATGGAGAAACACCAGGTAAATATATTGGAACATATGTGGATTTTTCTGAAGCTGACAGTGCAGTTTTTAATAAATACTCATGGGTTAAAATAGAAGGACCACAGGGCGTACAGGGACCTAAAGGAGTAGATGGGAAGCAGTATTATACATGGCTTAAATATGCGGATACACCTACAAGTGGTATGAGTGACAGCCCAACTGGAAAAGCATATATTGGTTTAGCGTATAATAAGACCACTGCAACAGAAAGCAGTAATTATTCAGATTATACATGGTCTTTAATCAAAGGTGAGAAAGGTGATACTGGTATTCAGGGACCAAAGGGTACAGATGGTAAAACAACCTATACATGGGTTAAGTATGCAACAAGTGCCAGTGGTGCTAATATGTCTGATGATCCATCGGGTAAAACATACATAGGTTTAGCTTACAACAAGACAACCCTTACGGAATCAACTTCAGCCAGTGATTATACATGGAGTTTGATTAAAGGTGATAAGGGTGACAAAGGTGACGATGGTACGGTTCATAGTGCTACTGCACCTAGTGATAAAACTAAGTTATGGTTTGATACAACTGATAATCTTCTAAAATACTGGAACGGTACTACATGGGAAGTGACTAATGATTTTGCTGGTGATATAAATGACATGAAGCAGAATATTACTACTGAATATACTTCTGCGATCAACCAGCTTAAAGAATCGCTGACTACACTGGTTGAAAAACTACAGACTACCACTACTGACAATTCAACTTTGATAGAGCAGTTATCATCACAGATTGTTCAAAATTCTAGTTCTATATCGCTGGTTACAAACAGTATTAAAAGTATTACCGACAATATAAGTGGTCTGGCTACGAAAGAAGAAATATCACAGTGGGCTAGATTTCAGGATGGTGTATTAGAACTAGGTGCAAGCAATAGTCCCTTTGCTGTCAAATTATCTAATACGGAATTAGGATTCTATCAAAATGGAAGCAGGATTGCATATCTGTCAAATCAACAGCTTAACATTGAATATGCTATTGTAATGACTAAATTAAATATTGGTACATTCAGCTGGTCATATGATGCCACGGACGGGTTAACATTGACTTAGGAGGTGATTGAATGGCAACGTATGGAACAAGTAACAAATATATAAATTACAGTGTCAACAGTCAGGAATTAAGCTATGACATAAATTCAAATAGTTCAATTCTTAGAGTCTGGGTTGATGGATGGAGGACTAATACAGGGTATACAACAAGTGGATCTGGGACGGTGTATGCCCGTATAAATGGTGTTGTGTATAGTGCTGGTATCACTAGCTCTCAAAAGATTACATCAACACCGATTCGTTTGGGTACATGGGATGTTACTATTAGTCATGATGCTGACGGTTCAAAAGCTATAAGCGTTACTGGGTGGATAAGTCATAGTCAGTTCAGTTCAAGTGAGCAGGGTTATACACATACATTAACTACAATTCCAAGAGTGTCAGGAGTACGATGTGATGGTGGAACTTTTGGGAGTGCGTTAACTATTTATTTTGATAGAAAATCAGATAATTTTACTCACCATCTTTATTATAGTCTAAATGGTGGTCCTGAAACTGGTATAGGTGCTGACTACAGCACATCAGCTACGTGGACACCACCACTAAGTTTGTTAAATAGTGTAACAGGTGCGGACAGTACAACAATAATGTTTCGAGCATATACCTTTAATGGTGGAACGAACATAGGAAGCAGTACTTGTACTTGTACTGTTAAAATACCGACGAATATTGTTCCGACTTTTACAAGTATTACTGCAACACCGGTAAATCCATTTGGTTCACTCTATCTGCAAGGAAAATCCAGCATTAAATTAACAATTAATGGGGCATCAGGAGTATATGGAAGTACTATTAAAACTTACAGTATTAGTGGTGGAGATTACAGTTATAGTGGTGATAAAAATACATATACCACTGGTGTGGTTGATAAAAGCGGTGATATAACATTCACTGCAACGATTACTGACAGTCGAGGAAGAACAGCAAGTAAAACGGTTAAAGTCACGGTTACTGCGTATACACTGCCGACATTAACTTTTGAAACATACAGATGCGACAGTTCGGGAACTAAAGATATAATCAAGGGTACTTATATTTATGTTAAGCCTACATTTACTTATTGTGTTATAACTGGGAATGCAATAAAAACTAAAAGTATAAAAATCAACAATACAAGTAAATCAACTGCGTTTAACAGTGGACAAGGATATGTATTTAGTGGTTATGCGTTAAATACTACCCATGAAGTAGAAGTTTCCATTACTGATAATGTTGGAAATACAGTAACTGTAATTCATGATATAGATATTGGTAAAGTTATACTTAATATTCCCCCTCACAAAAACGGTGTCGGCTGGGGACGTTATTGCAATAAAGAAGGAGAATTTCAAATTGAGTATGACTTGAACATATTTGGAAAAATATTAAAAAATGGTGAAGAATTACCAGTATTTACGAAAAATGGAAATTATTCAGTCCCTCCAGCCCCTATTGAGAAAAAGGACATTTATTTTAAATATAGTACAGAAGAACAGTTTACGGGCGAATACTGGATAGATGGCAAAAAGATATATGTAAAATCTTACAATTTGGGCACTATTAATGCTTTTAAAAAAATAGAAAATATTGCTAACTTTGATAGAAATATCAGGTATGAATTTTCAATGAGAGCTAACGATAAAATAAGTGGTATGAATGGAAATTCAAGTACTGATTTATTTGTCACTACGGGTGGGGACGTTTACATAAATACCAATGGAAATACTAGATACGATGTAGTATTAACATTGTGGTACACAAAAAATTAAAGATGAAAGGACGGCATGAAATTATGATTAAAACACATGAATTAGACGTTACGGCAAGTAAATTTAGTGAACTTTTGGAATCAAATTACAAAATTATAAAACAAAATGATTATGAGCAGAACGATTATATTTTATTTAGAGAAATCGAAACTGTCGAAGAAGAAGTCAATTATACTTCGAAATCACAGTTAACACAGATTAAATCATTAATTATAGATGAAGGTATCAAGGAAGGCTATGTATTAGCTGTACTTAATAAAATTTAAGGAGGAAACTGTTATGAAGATTAATTGGAAAGTAAGAATTGCTAACAAACAATTTTGGCTGAGTGTTATTCCAGCGGTATTGTTAGTTATTCAGGTAGTGGGGGCGGTGTTTGGCTATACACTAGATTTTGGCGATTTAGGTAATAAGTTATTAGCTGTAGTAAATGCCGTATTTGCATTACTTGTTATTTTGGGAGTTGTTGTTGATCCTACAACTCAAGGGGTTAGTGATTCCGAACGTGCTCAACAATATGACAAACCAGTTAAGTAGGTGATTGTATGAGCGATGTAGTAGTTACCGCTATTATAAGTGGTTTGTGCGTTGCTATCCCATCAGTAATAGCAACGATGAGCAGTAATAACAAATCAAATGCGTTGATGAATTATAGAATTGATGAATTGACTAAGGAGGTCGAAAAACATAATTCTGTAGTCGAACGTATGGCTGTTGTAGAAAACAGCCTAAAATCAGCACATCATCGTATTGATGAATTAAAAAAGTAATGAGCCTTGAGCCTACTTTTAAATAAGGAGGTTTTTATTTATGTCAAAAACAGCAAATGAATTAGTAAATTTCGCAAAATCTAAATTAGGTACTAACTATGTATACGGGATGAAAGGAGCTGTATTAACAGATTCTAAATTAAGATCGTTAGCTAACAGCTATCCAAAATATCTTACATATAATAAGGAAAAAGGAAAAATCGGAACAGTGTGTACTGACTGTAGCGGACTTATTAGCTGGTGCACTGGTAAAGTAAGAGGATCTAGTCAATATAAAGAAACTGCTACACGCATTGAACCTATAAGCAATATGAGCGGTGCAGTAGCTGGTTGTGCTTTATGGCAGCAAGGACATATTGGTATTTATATCGGAAATGGAGAATGTATCGAAGCTCGTGGAAGTGCATATGGTACAGTTAAAACAAAAGTAGCAAACAGAAAATTCACACATATATTATGGTTATGTGATATTGATTATGATAATTCTGTTCAGGTTCCACAAGAGCCTAGTGGGGTTAGTTATAAAGTTAAAGTCGATACGCCAAGCGGTGTAAACTGTCGTAATGCTCCAAACGGTGCAAAGGTTAAGGCTTATGCCAACGGTACGGAATTGACTATTACACAAGAATCAAATGGTTGGGGATTTACTGGCGAAGGCTGGGTATCTCTACAATATTGCAAAGTTCAAGATAGTGTAGCACAAAATTTAGGGACTTATGAAGTAACCGCCAGTGATTTAAGTGTTCGTACTGGTCCGGGAGAAAACTTTAGAAGAAAAACATATAATGAATTAACTGAAGATGCAAAAAAACATGATTATGATAAAGACGGATGTATCAGCGAAGGTACAAGAGTAACTGTTAAAGAATGGTCGAACGGATGGGCTAGAATTCCTAGTGGTTGGGTGTCTGGAAAATACTTAAGAAAGGTGTAAAGTAGTAATGGTTAAGGTTAAAGTAGTGAGAGGAGCTGTAGATATAGACGGGGATAAACTCCCGTTCTATCTATGGGGTGAATATTTTACTGTAATTGAAGAAATGCCAACATATAGCATCATAATGACTGGTAATAGAACATTTAAATTTAAAAATGAATTTATTATAAAGGAAGGTAAATAGCATGGTAAAAGTAATAGCGGATGCATTAAATGTTAGAAGTGAAAATCGAGTTAATGAAAGAAATGTAATTGGTATTGTCTATAAAGGTGATGAATTAGAAGTAATTAAACAAGGACCGAAGTGGACAGAGATAAAATACAAAGATAAAAAGGCATATGTAATGAATGAATTTATTGAAAAAATCTAGACCGTTAGATCTAGATTTTTTTAGTAGCTTGATGTGTGTTGGATTATACGCTTTTGTTTTTCTATATCGTGTTTCAAAGAAATCGTGGTCTTGTTCAAGATGGTGTAGTAGGATCTAATACATGGGACTGGTTATTAAAAGGAACTAAAATGTAAAGATTATGGAAAAGGTATACTTAAAAATAAATGCTGAAGATATTCAGGGGAACTGTTTAAACACAAGGATAGAGTATACCCTTTTGTATATGGGGCTATCTCATAGTATTATTAATAATGGGTATCGCGATATACACGTAAACAATAAATATATAAAATTCAAGCCTAGGTCACACACATTGATCTAGGCTTTTTTGTATAAAGAAAAACACAGTGACATGGGAATGAACACTGTGTTTTTAGCATAATTTTGGAATGCGTACTATGCTTAATAAAAGTATATAATAATAAGTAATTATTTTCAATAAACTTTATATAAAAAGAGAACAAGCCCAAAAACGGGAGAGGTGAACTTGTACTCTTTGTATACTTTCGAATATTGTTAATGGGAGAGGAACAATATTCTATTGTACAAAAATAATATTTGTACGCAATCTATTCTACTACATTATACAAAATATGCAAATGTATTAAACTTTTAAATAAAAGAGCACAAGGCTCTACCGAGGAGATATCTTTTTTGTGCTCTTGGTTGGGTATGGCTAAGGGGAAAGGAGGACCATACCCTATTATACAACTATTGGAATTATAATGGGGATCAATAATTGTACAATATCAATTATAGTTATTTGTCATTTTTTATCAACTCATATACTTAATACTCAATATTTGATTGAATAAGTAATACTTTTTAGTATGGAAAAACATATTGTAAAATATAGTTATTTATTATATAGTAAACACATAAAGGAGGATTTACAATGGCTAAAATTACAGTAAATGAATCTTGTATTGGGTGTGGAACTTGTGTAGGTGTTGCACCAGATGTTTTTGAAATGAATGATGAGGGGTTATCATCTGTTATTGGTGATGATGTTGATTCAGCTAAAGAAGCTGCTGAATCTTGCCCTGTAGAAGCAATCGAAGTGGAAGATTAATCAAAAAATAGAGAGTTATAGTGATAAAGGAGTGTTCGATTAGAGCGCTCCTTTAAGCATTGTAGCTATTAGTAACTTACATATTTATTCTAGATAACTTGTGGTATGGCTTATAATTCTTTTTTGTTTTTCAATATCATGCTTGCAATTAATGATCATTTCATCTTTATTTGGTATGTCAGATATTTCTAAAAGCTTCAGTTTTTCTTCTAATGCTGTTAATTTTATTTTCGCTTCTTGTAATTTTCTTTCTTTTAAGTTCGTATTTAACACCTCATTCTTATTATAAATATTTTGTGTATAAAAGTCATTTATGATGTAATCCAA